ATGGCAAAGAAAAAGCTTACGGAAACAGTGGTTAAGAACCTGAAAGACGATGAACTTTGGGATACGGATGTTCGGGGGTTTCATGTACGCCTGCGGGCGAGTGGCAAGTTCTTTTATTATTCCTACCGGGTTAAATCAACCGGACAAAAGAGAAAAGCATCTATTGGTCGCTATGGTGATCTGACTGTTGTCCAGGCCAGAGAAGTGGCACAGTCAATGGCAGGTGAAGTTGCGCTTGGGAAAGACCCAATTGCAGAAAAGGAAGCCGCACGGATCGAGGTGGCTCGATCAAAAAATGCCACATTGGAAATATTCCTTGATGGTGAATACAAGGAGGTCACCAGTAAGAAAACAGCCAATGATGTTATTCCAACCGTAAAGAATCACTTCTCTGAATATCTTGAAAAAGATATGAGTGAAATCACGGCGTGGAAAATAGAGAAATGGAAAAAGGCTTATAAAGGAGAAGCCGCTGGTTGTAATCGAATACTTGAATCATTACGCGGTGTTCTTACCAAAGCTGTTAAAGCGGGACTTCTGACAAAACATCCTCTTGAAGGTGTTAAAGGTAATAAGGTTGATAAAAAGAAAAAGGTTCGTTACCTGTCTGCTGAAGAAGAAATTCGACTCAGAAAGGCACTGGGAGACAGGGAGCAGGAACTAAGGGCAAAACGAACCCGGTACAACAAATGGTTGCTGCAGAGACGTAAGCCTCTAAAGCCTGATTTAACAAAACTGAAATTTGCTGACTATCTGAAGCCGATGACGCTTGTGACTCTGCATACAGGTATCCGCCGTGGTGAGGTATTCAACCTGAAGGTCAGGGATGTTGATTTTTCTGCCAGGGTGTTGACTGTTGCTGGTGGCGGTGCGAAATCAGGTGAGTCAAGACACATCCCCCTGAATAAAGAGGCTTACTCTGTACTGAAGCAGTGGGTTGAGCAGAACAAGCTGGAGCGTGGCGATCTGGTATTTGCTAACCCGAATACGGGCAAACGGTTTGACAATATTAAGAATGCCTGGAAGAGTCTGATGGAGTCAGCTGATTTAGAAAACTTCCGCTTTCACGATCTTCGACATACTTTTGGTACCCGTCTGGCACAACGGGGCGTCGATCTGGAAACCTTGCGTGATCTTATGGGCCACTCAGACATCAAGACCACGCAGATATACCTGCACACCTCAAACCAACTGAAAGTTGATGCTGTTGCCAAGCTGGAGCAGATGGCTTTTCAGGATGAAGACTCTTCAGCCAAAGTCGTAAAGTTATCATGACTGTTAAGCCACTGTTCCAGGTCTGACATCCGGTATCGAACTCTTCGACCGATACGAATAAATCTCGGAGGTATCAGGCCTGAGAGGTCTCCGCTGATTCTTGACTGATCCAGATCGCACTTGCTTAAGCCCAGATAAAGAGCAGCTTCTTCTGAAGAAAGGGCAGCAGGTGCGATTTCCTTTTTTATGGCTTTCCGATCTGTCTTTTTCATTTGATTTAGTCCTTTGATTGCTTTCAAACCAACAACGGCTGAACCACACCTTCAGCCAGTATCAAATCCATAGCTTCATCTGCTCTGGGCTCGTCACCCCGCCATTTGTTCGGCCATGTTTTGGCGGCGATCAGTTCTCTGATCCGGGTTTCTTCTTCGGGGTTGATCAGGCTGATGGTGGGTCGACCACGATCAATGGCTACACGGTTGACGGCGTTCTGAATATCAAGAATGTGGTTAAGGGCGTCCTGTCTGGCCTCAAGGGTCAGTGGTCCCATTCGTTGCGGGTTGGTTTCCAGCGTTCCGTCTTTGTTGCGGTCGGTGCCGGGTTTGCGCAGCCGGTTGTGTGGCTTTCTCAGTTCCCGATAGAGTGGGCGCAGCATTTTCAGTGGTGCCAGGTACGACCAGTGAGGCATTCCAATCACGGTATCCAATGCCTTGTCTTCCTGTGCCAGTGGGCAGCCGACACAGCCGGTTCTTGCGCTCAGCTCTTCAGCTTCGTCACCACCGTAGGCATCAGCAATGGCAGCGGTTGACCAGTCACCAAACTCAGCCTGTGGCGCCCAGTGTTTGAGCCATTCCCAGATATGGCAGACTCGCCAATGAAGCAGAGGGGCAAGAGTCGCGACTCTGCCGCGAATGCTTTTGGCGTTGGGCAGTAATTCCTGATACCAGCCTTGTCCGCATTCAGCGCCGTCCCTGCCGCAGCTCATGAGGATGCGCTGGTCACGGATGGCGCTTTCACCCTGTCGAACACCAGTAATCATTAATATGTTGCCGTCATAGTCGCTGGTGGACAGGGCTTCGGCTAATGCGTCCTGCATCGGGTCTATTTTGATCTGGCGGGTACACCAGCGCAGGGTGTTGTTATTAGGTGGGGGAACACCACGGCCCAGCATGTAGACCATAAAGCGTTTGTCCATGGGAGCCATGACGATGTTGACGTCAATGTCTCGCTCTTCCAGTTCGTCGATGATCTGGTAGGCGGCTAAGGACAGGGGCGGCAGTTCCATGCGGGTGTCGGCATAGAAGACAGTCAGCTTTTCAGGGGCTTTGACCATGCCGGATTCAATCATCCAGATAATCAGGGTGAGGGTGGCTGAGCTGTCTTTACCACCGCTCCAGGCGATTCCCCAATGCTGGTGGCTTTCACCATGAGCCTGTAGTGATTGTTTGGTCAGTTCTATAGCCTCGGTCATTTGCAGGCGTTTGGAGAAGCCTTCGAAGACGGACGCCTGTTGATTGTGGGTTTGTTTTTTCATGGTACAAAGCATCCCCTCGGCTTAATGTGCCGATTTTTGTTCGTACGGTTGTTAATGAGAAAAAGCGGACACGTCCGGATTTTGCTCTTGTTTCGTGATTATGCGGACGAGTACAGAAAATAACGGGGTTTGCGTGGATTCCGTACCTGTCCCGCTACTAAGGGTTAGTTCGCTGAATCAGCAATGTAGTTAGTGAAGGGTTTGCAGTGGCCGATGACTCCATCAGTATCAGCAACACAAACCAGCAAATTTACAGTCCTTTCTGGAGCTGGTATTAACCACTCCACAGCTTTCATTCCAGACATCATCAGGCAACCGATCAGGAAGAAAGCAACCATTGAAGCCAGCGGAGTTTTAAAGAAATCCTTCATACTTGAGTTCCACCCGACGCTTTCTTTAAAAGGGCTTTGGCAGTTTTAGCTGCTTTTGCTTCTGTCATTGTTCCCAGTTGATAAGGCCCAGCATTACAATGCTCGCAGTACCAACCATTTTTTTTAAATCCTGCCCTTTCCTGAACGTGACTAACACAACGATGAAACATTTTATCAGCGTGGCATTCAGGGCAACGAGGTATTCTTATATCAGAGAGCATTCGTTTGTCCTTTTTTGGTAGTCCTCTGCAAAACGCCAACTAACCAGGGGTTCCATCCAACCGCCTCCGGCGGCGGCTGAACCCACAGCGTTATGTCGCTGAAATCAGCATCTCCGATATGTGGTTGGATCAGCTTTTTGCTTTAACCATTCGGTTCCCTTTCGTATCGCTTCTTCCTCTGAGTCGCTAGTAATAGAAAGCTGCATTGAACCTACAACGGCACGATACACAGGAGTCAAATCTTCAATAGTAATCTTTGCTGTGACACCAATAGACAGCAGGTAAGCAGCTCGCTCTGCTTCAGTTTCCAGTTTTGAAAGTCGGTCAGTTTGTTCATCAATCATTTTTATTCTCCAATTTCGTGCAATGGCTACACCTAACCATGTTTTCCAGCGGACGCGCCTACGGCACGCCTCTGAAAACGGCGTTATGTGCCTCCTGCTACTCCACGTTTACAGGAAACTTTCTCATAACTTCCACTGCTGCAACGAGTCCAGCTTTAAAACCATTGATAAAATCAGGGTTGCTGTTTTCAAAGTCATTGATTTTCACTGTATCGGGCTGACTTCTGGCAATTTCCTGAAGTTTGTCGGTTCGAGATTCAAACCATGCTTCAAGCTGCATAATGATTTTTGCAGCATCTTCATTGATAGAGGCTTCTTCAACGGATTCCAGATCAAGATCAAACATAATTATTTTTCCGTTAATTTTCAGGCATCGTGCCAAAGCACATAACAAATGCTTCCAGTTCGTTCCGGTGCTGCGCACCTCCACCCGACCGCCTCCGGCGGCGGCTGGTTAGCTCTGCGTTATCTACCCACCCCCGACACCCCAAACGGCACAAACGTTATATGCTTGCCTGCTGCCAGAAACTCTGTGACCTTCCGCTTCAGGTCTTTCTGCTGCTGAGCCATCAGCGACACTGACCGCTGTTCTGCAGGTATCTCGTTCTGCTTCTTTTTTCTGTTCATTCTTATTGTTCTTCTGTTGTTCCAGTAGCAGGTCAATGCATTCCAGTGGTGAACAGCCCGGTATCACACAGAGCAGTACAACCATGCCGCTGTTCAGGCAGATGTGCTGACGGCCATACCCGTCAACGCCCCATGAATAGTCATTAATTAAACAGCTACTCACGCGCCTTTACCCAGTGGTGCTTTCAGGGCGTCGCCTGCAAGCTGAAATGCCAGCTCTCTTGTACCGTTAATCAGGAACCGGTTTAAACGTCTGACGCCGTTGTCCACCTCATCACCGAATTTAGCGTTCAGCAGTGACGTTAACAGGCTGACCAGCTCTTCACGGTTTTCCTGATCAGTCGTCAGGTAAGTCACCACATCATCGATGGTGTAAACGACGTTGTTCACTACAACACCTGAGCCGTGTACTACCTCAATAGCCATTTGGATAGCTTTTTCCATTCGCTTCTCGAAACGGATTTTATGTTCTTCAGCCGGGCGAAAATGAATGATGTTGCTCATGACGGCATTCCCCCCAGTGCTTTCACTAGCTCTTTCAGGAAGTGGCGTAATGTGCCAGACATTGCAATGAAGTCAGCATCCAGTTGTTGTTCCAGACCTTCCAGACTTTGAGCATCAATCTGCTCATGGAAAAGGTCTGAGAATTTCAGCCGCTGGAATCGTACGTCGTCGGTTAAATAACCGTGCAGGGTTTCCCGCCAGTCAATCGCCAGCTTGCTCACCGCTTTGCCCTCGTCTAAATGCTGGTGGATGGCATCGGTGTTCAGCTCTTCGTTACGGGCGATGATCTTGCCGCCGTCTTCACCGGGATCAATCAGTTCGCAGTCGTAACAGAGGGCAAACCCTTTGGGCAACAGGCGGCTACTCAGCCACTGGGTCATAACCGCATTGGGCGACTCTTTGAGAGCAGGCGTTACAACAGGCAGGCTGCCAAGGGTGTGGCGCAGGTAGCTGGTCAGGTCTTCAGCCTGCCTGAAACTGGAGGCATTGACCACCAGCCAGCCTTCCGTCTTATCGATGTAGGCTCTGGTGAACTTCTGCTTTGTGAACGCTTTGGGCAGCAACTCCATAATGATGTCGTCTTTTATGGTTCGGCGTTCTTTGCTGAATACCTGCCGGTCCTGTTCCTGCTCGATCCGTTCAATCCGTTCTTCCAGGGCATCATTAATGACAGAGGCAGGCAGCAGCTTTTCTTCACTGGCGGCACAGATCAGCAGACAGTGGTTGTTTTCGTGAACCAGGGCGGTGGATCGTTTGCTGAGTGCTGGTACCCAGCCATAGGAGGTCATATCTTGAGTACCGCAGGGGCGAAACTTTTTAGACCTGAGTCGGTCTTGCAGCTCCATGGCATTCAGGGTGAATGGCTGAGTGAAGCGGTAGAAGATCAGATTTTTAAACAGCAAGCTTGATGCTTTCATAATGGCTATTCCTGTTATTTTTGTTTTACTTCATTTTTTACTGATGAACTGCAAACAGCTTCTGCCAGATAAGGCTCACGTACCGCGCCTGATGAATCGCATCATCCAGAGCGTTATGGTGTTCACCTTCCCTTGGTAGTTCGTTTTTGGGATCAATACCCAACTCTCGCCCGAGCATGACCATGGTGCGTACACAGGTATCTTTGCTGAATGACCAAGGCTGCTTGACCCATGTTTTATGGAAGGCATGGGATAAAATGGCATTGTCGTAAGCAGGACCATTCCCCCAGACATAAACATCATGGTCACCGGCACAGACCTTGATAAACTTGCTGAATTCTTCCAGCACGTATTTCAGACTGGAGCGGTTCTCGTCACTAAAGACGGCGCGGGCAGCGTCGCTTTGCTGCATCCACCACTCAACGGTTGATGCATCAATGTCCCCGCCGTAATACTGCGAGCTGGAAAGCTTGATGGGAGCGTAAAAACTTTCATCCATACCGCCAGTGGCTGGATCAAAGAAGACTGCACCAATGCTTAGCAGTGCAGCACTGGGGTTTTTACCGGCAGCTTCAACATCAACCATTAAGTGTTTTGCAGAGTCCATACTTTTCTCCATATTTTTTTTAGTATTGATCTATCAGTAGTCTTCACCTTCCTTCAGGGTCAGATCGCATTCGTCAGGGTCGAAATTTTCCAGCCCCGTCAGTTTGGTTCCTGCGGCGTACAGTTTGAATACAAAGGCTTCATGTTCACTAAAACAGGTGGGGTTATAGGAATGTCTATGGCTGATTCTGATTTTGCCGTCAGAGATAAACAGATCAAGGTCTGAGATTTTGGAGCGTGAGCTATATAGAGAAGATGGCTCTTTTTTCTTCCACATTTTTAAGGTGTAGCTATTATGACTCCAGTCATGATCAACCAATTCGACTGACGCCCTGTCATCCAGGTCATCAGAATTCCATGGCTCGTCAGTTTTCCAGCTTTCTGCAATGACTTCGACAAGCTCATTAATTGATATTTCTTTAGGGGCAGGCTTCAACAATTCATCCATTTCTGTCATGAATTTAGAAGATGCTTCAGACGCAAAAACAGCGCCCATTTTTTGCTTAACTGCTACCAGCATTTGTTGGTTATAGGTTTCAAATGAGATATCTTTCAGGCTAATCTGAAGCCCTTCTTCCAGTTCTTTTTCAAGCTGTTTGGTAAGGGAGCCGTAAGAGCGAAACTGATTGGAAATAGCCTCGTTTACTGCCTTCTGAATATTATTTTCAATAACGACTTTGATATCCCCATTAGCAATCATGTCTTCAATCTTGTTGTTGATGATTTGCTGCAACTCTTTCATTTTTATCTCCAGATTCTTTGAGCCCGTTGTAGGGCGATTTGTTTTTCTTTCTCGTCTAACTCATCCAGCCACTTCAGCAGCTCAGCTTCTGCCTGAACGACCGAAGGGCTTGCAGTGCCGGCAGCACACGGGGATTTTCTCCTGACCCGTACGGCCACAATGCAGGCATTTTTGCAGGCTCCCATTCATAACGATCCCCGTTCCCTGAGTGGTTAGCAGTCTGACCAGGCGACGAATAACGCCTGTGTTCTGTCTTTTGTTCTGGTCATGCTCTGCCAGTTGGGTTCTTAACTTCTGTACGGCCACCAGCTGGTTTGTGTCTTTTATTCTTATGGCTTGCATGGTGTCGCCTTATTGTTCTTATGGGTTGTTTTTATTAAGGGGTCAGCAGGCTTTCGAGGTCTTTGATCAGTTGGTGGTCCTGTGCTGCCTGATTAATGCACCACTGGTACGTTGTTTCGCTGTAGTCCTTATTGCCTGCCATTCGCTCGACGGATTTTGCGCTGATGGTGACGTGGGCGATGGCGCGGTGGATGATGGCTTTTTGTTCTTCTGTCATGGGTAGCCTCCTGTGTTTAGATATAAAGTAAACTTATCAAGAGATAAAAGCAATATAAAGTGTGCTTTAAGGTATGCTTTTGCTGAGTACTTTTTATAATTTCTTGATTTATAAGTATAAAAAAGAACGTGAAAAGCAAAAGCTCCATATGTGTATGGCAATGTGAAACTTTGCAGGTAAATGGTGTTTTAAGCGAGGATGTTTAGCAGAAATACTTTGACGTCATCTGTATTGGTGATGGTGACCAGTACGTCAGACTGAACAATTGTTTCTTTGCTGGCGTGTGCGGTGTCAATGCTAGGGGCAAGGTCGGCTGGAAGTGTTTCAGCGCTGATGCTCGGGATAATAACCATCCAGTCTTTATTGCTGTCAGGATTACAAGACATCAGTACAACGGTTTGGTTATTAAGCACCTGGTTTTTGTTTTCACTGGCAAGTTTTCCTTTCAGCATACTGTTCGCTAAATTTTGCTGTACAGTTTTTGAGTCAAACGCTGGCGACTCAGAATCCATGACGCCCTTTCCGTGCATTAGCCATTCAACGTTAACTCTCAGAGTGTCCGCAATTTTATGGAGTGTTTTCGACCTTGGGTTATCTGTTTCGCCGACTTCTATTTTCCATATAGAGTTGCGGGTTATTCCGCACTCTTCGGCTAGATCAGCCTGAGTGATAGCGTGCTCAAGCTGTAACCGGTCTTTTGCTGATTTTCTCGCGAGCCTGACTCGCTCTTGCAGTGTTGTTCTCATACTACAAATTCTATTTTTAATTGGGTGGGCATTTCAGTGTGCTTATAAAGTGATTGCATTTTTTTATAAAAGTGTGCATTTTGTATAAAAGCACACTATAGCTTGTCCTTATGAATACTTATAAAAAACTTTTAGCCTATTTCCGGACGCAGGAGCGCATAGCGGTAGCACTGGGAGTGAGACAACCGTCTATTTCCCAATGGAAGGGGGTCATACCGGTAAAGCATGCAAAAACTATAGAGCGCCTTACAAACGGTGATATTGCGGCTATCGACGTGGTGAGCGATTACGACCTTCACAACAATAAATAGCCACTGGTAAGGAGCCACCAGCATGCAAACAGAAGAGCCCGTCATAACACTCGACCATGTAAAGGCAGAGTTCCTCGCAGGAACGATTGATGATTCTATCGCGCTTTCATGGCTTTTTAATCCGCTCAAGCCCGAGGGAGGCCAAATTCAAAAAGCGTGTTTTTGCTTTTCGTTGAAAAAGGCAATCAGCATTCTCTACAGCTGGAAATCAGCCGTTCGAAGTGCCAGCTAGCACCATAATAAAACATCCAGCTGAGGGGGAATCAGTATGGACGTATCGTACATGCCGGTGATTGCCGGTATCACTATTCACCAGGACGATCAGGGGCGGTTTAATCTGAATGCCCTGCATCATGCTTCTGGTGCCATTGATAGTAAAAAGCCTAGTGAGTGGTTGCGCTCAAAACAGGTTCAGGAGCTGGTGGACGAGCTAAGCGGGAATTCCCACTTAGGTTGTGCGCCGGTCAATTCTGTAAAAGGCGGTGTGACGCCTGGCACTTTTGCCCATGAGTTGCTTGCCATTTCTTATGCAGGGTGGATCAGCCCGTCGTTTCAGCTGCAGGTCAATCAAACCTTTATTGATTATAGAAAGGGCAAATTGAAACCTGTACCGGCAGAGCCAGAGAATGACAGTGACTTTCTGGCTAAGGCCGTGCTGGTGGCACAGAAGCAGCTGGATAGTAAAAACCGGCAGATTGAGCAGCAACAACACCAGATTGAACAGGATCGCCCCAAGGTTGAATTCCATGATTCGGTGACTGCCAGTGATCAGGAAGTGTCTGTTCAGGAAGCTGCAAAGCTACTTGGTACAGGTTCGCAACGGCTTTTTCATTTTCTGCGGGAATACGGTTATCTGATGATGGGTTCCAAGCAGCCCTCTGATCGTAACCTGCCTTATCAGCGTTATATCGACCAGGGTTTTTTTACGGTACGGCTGAAGTCGTTTAATCATCCAGACGAAGGTAGAACCGAGTACAGAAAAACCATGGTGACAGGTAAGGGGCTGGTTCGTCTGGGGCAGCACCTTCGGGAAATTGAGATCCGGCAACAGCTGGAACTGAAACAGGAGCGTAGCCAGGCGGAAACGAGGAGGTGGGTATGAACAGGCGTGAATATGAAGCCTTTGAAGATGAGTATCTGACTCATGAAGCACGCACTCTTTATGTTCTCTGTCTCCGTCGTCATATGGATTATAAGACCGGCTTGGTAGGTACGGCTAAACGACGGGTGGACATGAAACACTTTATGGAGTACCTCAGTATTTCTCGACCAAGAGGTTCAACCAAAGACCCTTTTAATCCTAAGCCCAAAATGATCAGGGGCTATTTGGCGGAGCTTGAGCGGGTTGGCCTGATTGAGCGTATGCCAAAGCCTTTCAAAATGGATTACATGGTTTTCCGTCTTCCTTTGGCTACTTCAGATTTAAACCGTCCAAATGAGGAAGGGCAAAGGAAGGGCAAAGAGGAAGGGCAGGAGCAGGGGCAAGAGGAAGGGCAAGAGGAAGGGCGAGAGGAAGGGCAAGCAGAAACCCTTATAAAACAAAGGATTGAATCATATGAAGGGCAAGAGGAAGGGCAAGAGCAGAGGCAAGAGCAGGGGCAAGAGGAAGGACAAAGGAAGGGCAAAGAGGAAGGGCATACATCCGTTTCTTCCGTTATTAACACATCACACACACATAACGCGCGCGAGGCTGAATCGCTGGCATCGTTTGATCAGCGCTTTGGTGGCAGCGTGGATGCTCACCCTGTTAACCAGTCTCAGCCTGACTTACCCGCTAGCCGCAAATTCGCCATGTATTCCGACTGGCAGCCGGATCACACCTTCACGGACCAGGCAAAAACACTCGGCCTAGACCTGACGACACTGGACAGCGAACAGGGTGAACGTATCGAGCAGGCGCTTGTGGAATTTCGCACCTACCGGATGGAGTCCAATCCCAGCGAAATTAACACTCAACGTCTTTGGCAACAGAAATTCATACAGACCAGTTTGAAACGGGAATTAGAACAACAGAGAGGGAACGCTCATGGAAACGGCCATCGAAAAGGCTCAGGTCAACATTCAGGCTCGGCAATGTCCAGACCCTTCACCGAAGCAGACTTCGACCTCGACGCTACGTGGTGATGAGCTGGATAAAACCCAGCGTCAGGCGGTGAATTATTTCTATGGACGGGTTCAGGCGGTGTACGGCTCAAAGTTTAAATCCCAGTTTCCCAGTGATGAGGACGTAAAACTCTCCAAGGCAGAGTGGGCTGGACAGGTGATGAATCTGGGCAAAACCGACATTGACCGTGGTGTCGATAAGCTGAAGGCGTTGCTGGTGGCGAAAGATCAGGATTATCTCTGGGTCAATATTCCACTGATTGCCGCTCTGTGCCAGCCAAAGCCTGAAGATTACGGAATGCCAAATACAGAACAAGCTTGGGAGGAAGCGGAACAGCATTGTCATCATGTTGATAAACATCGGTGGAGCCATGAGGCGGTCAGAGTTGCAGGTAAGCGTACAGGCTGGTTTGAAATCATGGGAGCAGTGTCGGACAAGCGTCGTCAAAGTCTGAAAGATACCTTTGAGCGTCATTATCGTTATCTGGCAGGCCGGGTGATGGATGGCAAGTCATTACAGACTGCTCAGGCTCTGTTGGAAAGCGACAGTAACAAAAAGCCTGTAAATCCGGCAGAACGATCAGCGCAGTACAACGATCGGAAACAGCGGGACGCCATGAAGGCACAAGGGATTAATCCTGCTGGTGGCTATGCAGAATTCAAAAAGCGGATGGGGCTGAGCTCATGAATGATTCAAGCGGTAATGGTTTGGGGTGGGCATTACTGGGTGGCGCCATCTTCTGGGGTTTGATTTTTGTGTTGATGATGGCAATGGCGGAGGGGTGAGTATGTCAAACAGAGATCAAGAAAAACTAAAGCAGGTGGAAAGGATGTTAAAAGACAATCCGGGCATGTTCAACAATCAGGTGGCTGCCATGGTGGGTGTCTCTGAAACGACAGTAACTACCTTTCGGCGTGCTCTGGGTATTCCAAGTAGAAATGAATACCTCTTCAATGAAGCAAAGCGTTTGTTCACGGAGAATCCGGATCGGTCAGTTGATGGCGTTGCCTGGTTGTTATCAGTCAACAGAGCCACGGTGAGTAACTATCGGAAGAGGTTAGGCTTAAACCAAAAGCGTAAGTCTTTGACTGAGGCTCAGCGTAAACACATTGTGCATCTGTTCACGGTTGAGAAATTGTCAAAAGTGGAAATCTCAAGACAAATGCAACTGCACTGGACGACAGTTAGCAGGATAGTAGAGAGCGCAAAGTCTGGAGCTTCAATGTCTAAAAGATTGACGTCTGACCCTGTGCCAGCTCCATCACTGATCAACCAGCTGTTAATGCAGTCATGGAAGCAAACTTTTTGTATTGATCGGTCGCTGGTGGAGGCTTGAACATGGCGATTAATGCAGATCCACAGGCTTACAAAAAAGCCATTGCCAAGAAGTTCAGGAAACCGGCTGTTGATCGTGAAGGCTCACAACAAAAGCTTTTTTTCGATTGGCTTAGATTTACCCACCCTGACGTATACAAGCACACCTTTCACATCCCCAATGGTGGGCAACGTAGCGGTAAGGCTGGCGCAAAGATGAAGCGTGAAGGTGTGAAGCGTGGTGTGCCTGACATCATGGTCGCGCTTTCCAATGGGCAGTGGCCTGCCTTGTTCATCGAATTTAAAGCGGCTAAGCCTTATGACTCCAGTGTTAAACCAGAACAAAAAGAATGGTTAGAGCGTTTGAATAAAGCGGGTTATCTGGCAGTCGTTTGCAAGGGAGTGGCAGAAGCCAAGAAAGCAATCACGGATTACCTGATGGCGGATGAGGTGCCGTATTGATTCAGCGTGGCAAGGACGGCATCCAGAAACGGCTGCTGAAAAAGTGCAGCTATCAGGATTGTGACGAAGGGATGGTCAGGGCAATGCTCGGCACTGTTAGCGAATGCGCCCAGTGTGATGGTTTGGGGCTGGTGGATGCAGAAACTGGCGAGGCATTACCCAAACGGGAAATTATCAGGCAGCTTTTGATCCGGCTAAGAGAAGAAAAGCGGAAGTTTAAGGAGTACTCAGAAGGTGTCCGGAAGCAGTTGCAGCGACTGAATGACTATGAGCGTCGTCATTAAAGGGATCGGGGAAAGGGATGAGATTTTATTCAGCACGGCAGGCGATTCATGAGGCGTATTTCATTCACCTCAAAAGCAAGGGCTTTGAAGTTAAGTTAACTGATGCGCTACGGGAACCTGACTTTAGCGGCTACTTGCGAAAGGCTCACCGGAAACATCACGATGATGAAGCCCGCGATGAAAAGAGGCGCGCTGAGATGCTGGGACAGTTTCAACCTGTTGGATTTTATCAGGAAGACCGCTCGGTAAAGCTAGATGCCAATCGGCTGATCAGTGATGGTGCGGAGGCGGGTAAAATCATTGCTGTTGTTGAAAAGTTGCCTGCTCATTTGAAGAGCTGGTGCTATTGGTGTTATTCCCCACTAGGTCAGCTAGAAAATAGTTCTAATCAATCCCTGCTGGATTTTACAGATGATCGACAAAAGGTCGTTGCCTTGCGTAATGAGCAAGAACGACTGGAAGAGCTTGCCTATACACTCGAAGCCCGAATTAAACGCTGCAAGAACATCAAACGCTTAAACGAATTATTGGAACTGGATGAAGACCAGTTGCGGTTGAAGGCTGAAAGACTAGAGCAACAAGCTGACCGGATTGAGAATGCTTTGCGTCTGGGTGATCGTTTTTCGGCTGAGCTTTGGCGTTGGCTGGATGAGCTGGTGGAAGATGCGATTGATGAGAAGGTTCGTCCGAAAACACGTCGGCATATTAAGGATGTGGTGATTGCCTCTGTGTATAACTATCGTGTCCGGGTTTATGGTCACGGCCTAAAGCCGTTTCTGTCTCGACGGGATATGTGTGAGAAGTTTGGTGTACCTGCGGAAAACTTTGAGCGTGATTATCGCTGGTGGATGAACTGGACGACAGACGTTTGTAATGAGTTGGATCGGGAGGCTTTGGTGCCTGTAGCGACAATAGTACTTGCAGCTTAGTGTTCACCCATTACGATACTAAATATCACACCTTGATAGTGCAATTTCACAGCATTGTGAAATTATTTCTTATAGCTGTTGCTTATGTTTTTTCGCTGTGCAACTATATACCTGTCGATGTGAACAGATTTAACGATGAAATTTATTTTTAAGATTTATTACATAAAAAAATAATAAAAAGTAAAGAACGCGGCGGAGAAAACTATGCTGACCCCTTTTGGAAAAGAAGTTCGAAAGCACAGGATCGAGCAAGACATGACCCTAAAAGTTATGGCTGATGGTCTGGATGTGTCTTCCGCTCTGCTCTCTTCCATCGAAACAGGGAAGCGGAGCATTACACCTGGATTGGTTGATAGGGTTGTCAACTTTTTGAACCTTGATAGGGAGGGAAGGTTCTCACTACAACAGGCTGCAGATCAGTCAACACAAGAATTTTTTCTTGATGTTTCTACTAAAGGAACAGAAACAAGAAGAGCGGTTGCTGCATTTGCTCGTGATGTGCCGGATATGAACTTAAACCAAGACCAAGCTCAGAAATTCTTGGAATTCATTGAAACACTGAAATCAACAGCGAAGGATCATGCATGACGAAGTTCCGTGAGTTGGGACAGAGAGTACCCCCTAGACGTTCACAAGAAATAGAGGACATTGCGTCTTGCTTTAGAGCAATGATTGCAACTGTTATTAGTAGTCCAATAGATATTGTGAGGGTTTTAGAGCACTTTCTTGTCACCAACTACGGTGTTGAGTATGAATACCCTCCTAAAGACGAAATGAGTCAGGAGGGACTTACACGACCAGATGATCGCAGTATAAAAATAAGGTTAGATGTTTATGAAGCGGCCTGTAAAGGTGATCCTCGGGGTCGATTTACTATCGCTCATGAAATAGGCCACTTATTGTTGCATCAAGGTGTAACGCCAGAGTTTGCTAGGGACGGAAATCAAGCTCATCAAATCTTTGAAGACTCTGAATGGCAAGCAGATGAATTTGCAGGAGCGTTGTTGATTCCATCAAGTGCAGTGGAGTCGTGTGATAATCCTGAAGAGTTGTGTGAGAAATATGGTGTTTCTATTGAAGCAGCTGAGACAAGGTATAGAAATCATGTAAAAAGAAAGCAAAAACGGCTTCAAGTGCGACCTTGAAACCGTTTTATTGAGTATAAAAAAGATGTGATTAACGTGGTGAAACACATCTTTCTCAGGAACTCAGAGTTGGACACTCTTGAGCTAAATGATAGCACCCTTTGCGACAGGGTCAATAAATATCATTGGCTCCCCTCCTGAGTTAAAAGGCCGCCACACAACTACAGGAACTCACATCATGAAAAATGATGATGATTATGAAGTTGTGTATTGCACAAGCTTCAGGCATCCGAAGACGGGTAAGCGCATCTATGCCAGCCAGTGTGGCAAGAAAGCTTTTCGACTGAAGATTCGTAAAAAAAACAGTAATAAGTAGTGCCTAGCTTGGCGAGTCGATTGGCTCGCCACTAACTCGGTTAACTCAGGAGAAAGAAAAATGTCAGATAATGACTATTCGGTATATCGTGGAAAAGATGGAAAGTGGCGCGGAAAGAGACAAGGGGCTTCCCGTTCCAGTGTGACAGGCTCTACACAAAAAGAAGTGATAGATGCTACTCGTGAGCTCACAAGATCCTCAAAAGGTGAGCTTAGTATCCATCGAGGTGACAATGGCCGGATTCGCGATAAGTGGAGTTATGGAAATGACCCAAGAGATATTGATGGGTGATTTGCAAATGACATCGAAATAAGTACATAATTACCAGTATCAAAAACCTCACCCAGAAATGGCGTGGGGTTTTTTATTGCCCGAAATATGGCGGGATAGAGCAGATGGTCAGCTTATCGGTCTCATAAGCCGAAGGTCGCTGGTTCGAGTCCAGCTCCCGCCCCCATTGCCTGCTGTGTGAGAAAGCCCCGGTTCCATTCCCCCTGGGGCTGGGGTCTTTTCCATAAGCATCAACACAAATAATAACAATGCCCGCATTCTCCCAACCCATGAAAGCTGAAGACCTGATCAGACATCACGAAGGCTTTCGCTCGCGTCCGTATCGCTGTACCGCTGGAAAACTTACTATCGGCTATGGTCGCAATATCGAAGATAACGGAATAACCAGAGACGAAGCAGAGCAGTTGTTAGCCAATGATGTTTACGATTGCCGGCAGGTATTGATTCGGAACCTTCTGTTCTGGGATCAGTTGGATCGTGTGCGTCAGACTGTGCTGGTTGATATGTGCTTCAACCTTGGCTGGCCGAAGTTTTCGCAGTTCCGGAAAATGATCAATGCTCTGGCTCTGCGTGACTTCAGTCTGGCTGCCAAAGAAATGCTTGAGAGTCGTTGGGCTAAGCAGGTGCCCAATCGCGCAGGGCGATTAATCAAAATGATGGCAACTGGTGAGTGGCCTGAAGACATTGAACGGGATTAGATCATGAGCTTCTGGGGCAAACTGTTCGGCAGTGACAATGTCATCAAGAAAGCAACCGATGGTATCTACAACGGCATCGATGCAGCTATCTTCACCAAGCAGGAGAAGGCCGGACATTTCCTCAACCTGCTCAAGGCTTACGAACCCTTCAAACTGGCTCAGCGCTTCTTGGCACTCACTGTCGGCATTCCTTACGTGCTGGTCTGGCTGGTGTGCGCTTTCATGATGGTCATTGCCGCTTTCATGGAACCTTGCACCACTGAAATGATCTGCAGAAGCAACACAGTGCTGGACATCTCCAAAGAGCTGGCCAGCAAGAACAACGACACATTGGGTGTACCATTTGCCATCATCCTTGGTTTCTACTTTGCCGGTGGTACAGCAGAGGGAATTATCAGAGCGAGGAGTAAACGCTAATGGAGCACTGGCACTTGGATCGTAAGGTAAGTATCACCCATATCATCAGCACTATCATGGTGATTGCCTCATTGTTCGTCTGGGGTGGAGGTATTGAACGGCGTATCGACTTAAACGCTAAAGACATTGAACAGGTTCGGGAGATCCAGACCCGGAACTGGGAATCTAATAAAGAAGCCTGGAAGGAATTGAAGTCCAGCATCGACAAGATGAACAGTAAGCTGGATCGGTTGATTGAGCGTCAGTAATGCCCGCACGATTAAAACGAGCCTGTAGAAAGCCACTATGCCCGGGAACTACTACCCATAAGTCAGGCTACTGCGAGAAGCACCAGAAGACTGAAAGCGGCTGGAACCAGTGGCAAAAGAAAAAGGGTAATGACACACGACGCGGTTACGGTTGGGCATGGCGCAAACTCAGGCAACAGATTCTAAAAAGAGATTGCTGTTTGTGTCAGGAATGCCAGAGAAAGGGCATCCTCAAAGAAGGAAATGTCGTGGATCATATCAAACCTAAGGCACAGGGAGGCGACGACAGCCCCGCTAATTTGCAGACACTCTGCACCCCGTGCCACAACCATAAAACCGCCACAGAGCGGCAGACAAAAGGGAGGGGGTAGGCAAATCCCTACAGCCCTTGTGCGCAACACCGTCCGCCCCAGTCTTTTTTTCTTATGGACAAAATTAAAAAATTGACCCTATGACAGGAACAGCAGTCAGACCGGGCAGAGGTCGCAAGCCCAAGTCCAACAACCGTAAGAAGTTGGCAGGCTCCAAGCATGTAAAACCAGACGAGCCGAAGTTCTCCCAGATAACCAACATCAACCCGCCAGAATGGTTCGATGACTTGGCGGTGACGATGTGGGAAATGGTTTGCCCTGAGCTCTGCCGAGAAAGAGTGTTGACCCTCACTGATATTCATAACCTTGAAGTGTTCTGTTGCAGCTACAGCAACTGGCGGAAGTCTCAGTCTGAGGTTTCAGAGCGAGGCGTGACGATGGTGGATGCAGAAGACGGCAAGTTAAAAAAGAATCCAGCCATGACAGCATTGAATGAATCAGCCCGACAGATGGCAACCTTCGGCGCAATGCTTGGCCTTGATCCTGCCAGTCGTCAACGACTCATAGGCGGCAACAAACAAGACTCAGGCAACCGCTTCTCTGATTTCTGATGCCTAACCCCAACGTTAACAAGGCGAATAAATATGCCCGTGACATCGTAGCCGGAAATATTTCCGCCTGCCGTTTTGTGCGTCAGTCCTGCCAACGTCACCTGAACGATCTGGCGAAAGAGAAAGAGCGCGGCTTCAAATACAAATTCAACCGAGCCGCAGCAGAAAGAGCCTGTAAATTTATTCAACAGATGCCCCACACCAAAGGCGAGTGGGCATTTAAAAAGATGTTGATCAAGCTCGAGCCCTGGCAGCTATTTATCGTTGCGTCAGTGTTTGGCTGGCAACACAAGAAAGGCGGACTGCGTCGGTTCCGTGAAGTGTATACCGAGATCCCCAGAAAGAACGGTAAGAGCGCCATCTCTGCCGGTGTCGGTGTTTACATGCTGGCGGCAGATAACGAGTTTGGTGCAGAAGTCTATTCCGGTGCCACATCCGAGAAACAGGCATGGGAAGTGTTCCGGCCTGCACGCTTGATGTGTAAGAAGTCACCGGATCTGCTCACCCACTTTGGTATAGAGGTCAACGCCAAGAACCTGAACCGCCCTGCAGACGATGCCCGTTTTGAACCAGTAATCGGCAACCCGGGCGACGGTGCTTCACCCAGCTGTGCCATTGTGGACGAGTATCACGAGCACGACAGTGACTCCCTGTTTACCACCATGCTCACTGGTATGGGCGCACGTAAGCAGCCATTGATGTGGGTGATCACCACGGCAGGTTTTAACGTGGACGGTCCTTGTTACGACAAACGCCGTGAAGTAGTGGAGACACTGGAGAATTACAGCCAGCTTAAATCGAAAAGCAAGAACGATGAACTGTTCGGGATTATCTACACCATTGACGAAGGCGACGACTGGTCAAAGGTGGAAGCGCTGGAAAAAGCCAATCCCAATATGGGCGTTTCAGTCTATCGGGATTACCTGATCTCCCAGCAACAGCGCGCTATTGCCAACGCACGATTCACCAACCGCTTTAAAACGAAGCACCTCAACGTCTGGGTCAGTGCCAAAACGGCATTCTTTAACCTGCAACAGTGGAAAGCTTGCGAAGACAAAGAGCTGTCTCTGGAGCAGTTCGAAGGTCATGACCGCCTACTGTCGTTTGATATGGCAGCCCGGCTTGACCTCACTGCCATGGTCAGCCTGTTCACTCGAGATATTGAAGGCCAGCGGCACTACTACTGCATTGCTCCAAAATTCTTTGTACCGGAGGCCACGGTATTTGATAACGACAACCGCAGCTTGGCTGAACGCTATCAAACATTTGTTAACGATGGCTGCCTGATTGCCACTGAAGGTGCAGAGATCGACTACCGTGACGTACTGGCTGAAGCCATGCAGATGAACCAGTGCGGTTCTGTTATTGAATGCCCCATCGATCCCCACGGAGCCACCGCACTGGCGCACCAGCTGGCAGATGAAAACATGAACCCGGTGATTATCAAACAGAACTTCACTGGCATGAGCGACGGTATGAAAGAACTGGAAGCTGCCGTTGCTTCGAATCGGTTCCACCACGATGGCAATCCGGTCATGACCTGGTGTATTGGTAACGTCGTCGGTAAATACCTTGCCGGTTCTGACGACATTGTCAGGCCAATCAAAGAAGCGCCAGATAGCAAAATAGACGGGGCAGTGGCACTGATTCAGGCAATGGGCAGAGCCATGCTGAACGACCACGAAGACACCCTGTCCGACCACATAGAATCCGTAGGTATCCGGTCACTCTGACTTAATAAAAACTATGGGAATTTTTTCAAAACTATTCAGCCGCAAAAGTGCTGAAGAAGCTGTCACACCCAAGGAACTGGCAGAGATGTTAGGCGGCTGGTCAATTGATGGTTACAGTGGCCGCACAATCACCCGGCAACATGCCCTGCAGCTGACGGCCGTGTTTGGCTGCATTCGGGTTTTGTCTGAATCCGTTGGCATGTTGCCTTGCCATCTGTTCGAACAGAAAGGCGACAGAAAAGAAAAGGCTGTCAATCATTCCCTTTATAAACTCCTGTCAGTCAAACCAAACGACTACATGACACCACAGGAGTTCTGGGAGCTGCTCGTTGCCTGTCTTTGCCTGAAAGGCAACTTCTACGGTTACAAAGTAAGAACCATGGGCAAGGTCAGTGAAATCCTGCCGTTCGATCCAGACTGCGTAGAACCCAAACTCGACAGCAATCACAAGCCTGTTTACAAAGTCACCTTTAAAGATGGCTCACAGGATGTTCTGACACAGGATCAAATCTGGCATGTTCGCATCCTCACTCTTGACGGCCTGACCGGGTTAAGCCCTATTTCCTTCGCACGTCAGGCTATTAGCCTTGGTTTAGATACCGAGCAGTTTGGCGCACAACTCTTTAAAAACGGTGCGGTAGGTTCCGGCGCTCTGGAAACCGATGACCAGTTAAGTGATGAAGCTTATAAACGACTGAAAGAAGATTTTGAGGCGCGGCACCAGGGCATGGAAAACATGCACAAGCCATTCATTCTGGAAAAGGGTCTGAAGTGGAACCAGATCACCATGAAGGCGGAAGACACCCAGTTTCTGGAAACCCGTAAATTCCAGAAAGATGAAATCTGCGCCATCTTCCGTGTGCCACCCCACATGATAGCCAACCTGGAAAAGGCGACGTTCAGCAATATCGAACACCAGGCACAAAGCTTTGTGAACTACAGCCTGATGCCTTACCTGACTCGAATTGAACAGCGCATCAACATTGGCCTGCTAAACGACAAAGACCAAGGCAGGTTTTACGCCAAGTTCAACGCGGGCGCATTGTTGCGCGGTGACATGAAGAGCCGGTTTGAAGCCTACGCCAGTGGAATCCAGTGGAGTATTTACAGCCCGAACGATTGCCGGGAACTGGAAGATCTTAACCCCAGAGAAGGCGGTGACATTTACCTGACCCCCATGAACATGACCACGAATCCAGAAAACACGGAGAATAACAATGACGATGCTGACGAAACAACGGCTTGACGCACCACTGAAAATCAAGTCGGTCAGCGAATCCGGCGAATTCAGTGGTTATGGCTCTGTCTTCGGAGTGAAAGACAGTTATTCCGATATTGTCGTTCCCGGTGCCTTTGATGCCTCCCTGAAGCAGTGGCAGGAAAAAGACCAGATGCCTGCCATGTTGTGGCAGCACCGCATGGATGAACCCATTGGTGTCTACACCAAAATGGAAGAAGACGACGAAGGGCTGTACGTAGAAGGTCGTCTTCTGATTGACGTCGATCCACTGGCAAAACGGGCGCACGGCCACATGAAAGCCGGTTCACTGTCCGGCCTGTCCATTGGCTACAGCCTGAAAGAGTACGACTACGACAAGGAAAAAGGCGCGTGGATGCTGAAGGAAATCGACTTATGGGAAGTCTCCCTTGTTACCTTCCCCGCCAACGACGAAGCCCGTATATCCGACGTCAAAACCGCACTAAGTAAGGGTGAAGATGTTTCACCCAAACACCTTGAGAGAGTCCTGCGCGACGTAGGTCTGTCACGCTCTCAGGCAAAAGCTTTTATGTCTGAGGGATTTTCCGCCCTGAAACAGCGAGACGCTGACGACGAAGCGGTCATAGAAACACTGAAGTCAATAAAAACCATTTGGAGCTGATTATGGCTATCGACAAAAAAGACATTGAAAACGTCGCGTCTGAACTCAAGGCGTCGTTCGATGAATTCAAGGAAAAAAACGACAAACGCCTTGAAGCGGTAGAGCAGGAAAAAGGCAAACTCTCTGAACAGGTCGACACCCTGAACGGTAAGTTGTCTGAACTGGACGAACTCAAGAGCGGTCTGGAGGAAGAGCTGAAAGAGCTGAAGCGTCCCGGCGTTACTGGCAAAAACGAACGCAAAGAAGCCAAAGAGCACAAAGAAGCCTTTGACCGCTTTGTTCGTAGTGGTGACGACAGTGGCCTGAAGGATCTGGAACAGAAAGCTCTGAATACTGGTACCGACGAAGACGGTGGTTACGCTGTACCGGAAGAGCTTGATCGCAACCTTCTGGACCTGCAGCGTGACTCTGTGGTCATGCGACAGGAAGCCAACATCGTTACCGTTGGCGGCAGTGAATATAAAAAGCTGGTCAACCTGCATGGTGCCGGTTCTGGCTGGGTAGGTGAAGAAGACGCACGGCCTGAGACCAATACACCCAAGCTGACCCAGATCGCTCCTAAAATGGGTGAAATCTACGGTAACCCTCAGGCTACCCAGAAGATGCTGGATGATGCCTTCTTCAATGTAGAGCAATGGCTCAGCAGTGAACTGCAGCTAGAGTTCTCCGAACAGGAAGAAATCGCCTTCACCAAAGGCGATGGCACCAACAAGCCTAAAGGCTTTATGGCCTATGCCATGGATGAAAATGCCGATGCTGCCCGTGCGTTCGGAACCCTTCAGTACATCCGTTCCGGGGATGCCGTGAAGATCACGCCGGATGCCCTGCTCCAGCTGATCTACAGCCTGCGCAAGGTTCACCGTATGGGTGCGAAGTTCATGATGAACAACAGTTCGTTGTTTGATGTGCGCATCCTGAAGGACTCTGAAGGCAACTATTTATGGCGTCCGGGTCTCGATGCCGGTCAACCTTCCACTCTGCTGGGTTATGCCATTGCAGAAAATGAACAGATGCCTGATGTGGCGGCTGATGCTCTGCCTATTGCCTTCGGTAACTTCATGCGTGGCTATACGATTGTTGACCGCATGGGTACCCGAGTACTGCGTGACCCCTACACTAACAAGCCGTTTGTCGGGTTCTACACCACCAAACGCACTGGCGGCATGCTGACCGACTCTGACGCCATCAAGCTGTTGAAGGTTCAGGCCAGCGCCTGATGAATAGCAGGGGTTCGCCCCTGCCTTACCAATAAAACAGGAATCCCGTTATGTTCACCATCACCAAATCATTTAACTGGTCCCCCAATGGCTACGACATTGAAACCATCGAAGCAGGTGACCATGAAACCCTTCCGGATCGTGCTGTGGTTATTGCTGGTGAGCTGGGTTTCCTGGTTGATGCTGAAGCAGAAAAGAAAGCGGCTGAAGAAAAAGCAGAAGCGGAAAAATTAGCCGCTGAACAGAAAACCAAAGAGGAAGCAGAAGCAAAGGCCGACAAAGAAAAAGCTGACGCAGAGGCCAAAAAGCAGAATAATTCTGGTAAGAAATCCAATCAGGCAAAGTAAATGCAATTCCTGACCCTCGACCAGATCAAGCAACAGCTACGTATTGAGCTGGATAACACCGACGAAGACAGTTATCTGGAACTGATCGGCAGTGCTGCTGAATCTGCGGTTGAAAGTTATCTGAACCGCAGCCTTTACGCTGATGAAGTGCCGGACGATGACAGCACCGGGTTAGTCATAAAAAACCACATTCAGATGGCAATGTTGCTGATCGTGACCGATTTTCACGAAAACCGGTGCGACACAGCAGAACAAACAGAACGAACCGTTCCTCCACTGGCTGAACGCTTACTGTCAGCCCACCGGATTATCAATCTATGAACCCCGGACGACTCCGCCACCGCATCACCCTGCAACGGTTCACCAAAGCTCGTAACGATTTCGGTGAAGTGATTGAAGAGTGGGAAGAGCTGGGCAAGTGCTGGGCAGAGGTAAAGCCAGTTAACGGAAAAGAAACCTTTGTGGCTCAACAGTTCGTTGCTCAATCAACACACGAAGTCTGGATGCGTTTTCGCAAGGATATAAAAGCCAGTGACCGGGTGATCGACCATCATGGCAATGTGCTGGAAATAAAAACGCCTATTGATATAGGTGGGCGTGGTCGCCAGCTGAAACTGTTGTGTCGGCAGGTGGGTTTCTGATGGAAACGTATCTCGACATTAATAACGAAGCTGGCCATAAGCTGGCGCAGCTTGAGCAACGTCTGGCAGGAAAGGTGCTTCAGAAAGCACTGGTAGATTTAGCCAAACCACTTAAAGCGGAAATGAAAGAGGAAGCGCCGAAGCGTTCCGGAGCTCTGCGTCGATCCATCGGCCACAAGTCCAGACTGGACAGAAGGAACAAAACTGCCCGGATTCGCATCGGCCTGACCTATAAAAAGGCAAACCGAAAAGGCTATGTCGCAGGCATGATGCAGGAACGAGGCACCCGCTTTACTCAGGCGCAGCCGTTTATCAATCCCGTGGCAGAACAGCACCTACCGACGCTGGAAAAAGACCTTGCCGATTTCATACTGGCACAATTCGACAACCTCTAAACACTTCTATCTATGAAACTCATTGAACAGGAACTGGCCGCCGCCCTGCTGCCATTGGTGGATGATCGCGCCTACCCGATAGCCCTGCCACAAAACGCAGACTATCCGTCGCTGACCTTTCACCGTGTGGAGGCGCAGGAGGCGGAAGAGGACTACCGTCTGTCGCCCCTGAAACAGCGCAGGGCCAGAGGTTTAAAATCGCTTTTCCAAGTCGTTGCCTGGTCAAAAACCTACAGCGATTGCGCGACACTGTTAAGGCAATGCAAGAATACGCTGGAAGCGATTACTGGCGTGTATCTGGAAAGCTGTTCTGATGGCTATGAGCATGAGTTACAGCTGTATACCTGCGTCATGGAGTTCGCCATCTGGTGCGATCTGGACAGCACCGAAACCCCTGTCGGTGATTCCGGCAAACTGTCAAAGGTGATGGACGCCATAACGGCAGAGATCAGCGACGTGTTACCGGGCGTTGATGTGGCACGTTACAACACACAGGACCGCGAAGTAAAAGCCCCAGCGGTTCGGCTTGACCTGAGCGCCATGAAACCCGGTGTGGAGCGTGGCGACGGAAGCTTTGCCGCCGCTTGTGAGTTTGTCGCCTGGTGCAGTTTCGCACCGTCTTCAATGGAAGCGCCCCAGACAGCTGCCCGGCTGCTGGAAGCCATTCATTACAACCACTGGAAACTGGGCGCCGAGGTCAACCACCCGACAAACCTCAAGGCAGAACCGGCAGAGTTTCGCCCGGGCAAAGCCGGTTTCGAATCCTGGGTCGTCAGCTGGGAACAAACTGTCTATCTCGGTGAGCCCGAACCCGACGACAGCCTACTGCCTGACACAGTGATGGTCGGCATTGATCCCGACATCGGCTTAGACAATGAAAATAAATATGAACAAATCGTTTGATGTGGTTGAGCTGGCACGGCAGTTAGCCAACGTCGTACGCCCCGGCATTGTGGTTGAAGTGGATCACCGGCAGGCAAAAGTGCGGGTACAAACTGGCAAGCTAAAAACCCAGTGGCTACCGTGGCTTACTTTGCGGGCAGGCAATAACCGCAACTGGCAACCATTGGAAGTGGGCGAACAGGTTATTTTGCTGTGCCCCTGTGGCGATCCGGCGCAGGCGTGGGTGTTGGGTAGTGGTTATCAGGAAAACCTACCGGCATTGTCCAGCGATCCTGATAAAGAGATATACCGCTTCTCCGATGGCGCACACTTTGAGTACGACCGTAAAAACCATCATTTGAAAGTGCAGCTCCCGTCCGGATCCACCACTGAACTAGTCAGTACTGGCGGCATCGACTTTACCGGTGATCTGACCGTGAACGGCAACATCACTGCCACCCAAGACATCACCGACCACACCCGCAGCATGCAGGCTGATCGCGATATCTATAACAGCCATAAACATTCCGGCGTGGCATCCGGTCCTGCCAACACGGGCACTACAGGCCAGCAGCAATAAAACACCATGAACGGCATCGACGCACACACCGGCAAAGCACTGTCCGGTAAGGCACACCTGCGCCAGAGTATTGCTGACATTCTGCGAACACCTATCGGCTCCCGCGTGATGCGACGTGACTACGGCTCCCGATTGTTTGACCTGATTGATGAGCCGGTTAACGCCGCCTGGAAAACAGAATGCTATGCCGCTGTGGCAGAAGCCCTTGATCAATGGGAGCCACGGTTAAAGCTCGAAAGAGTACAGGTAGTCAGTGTCAGCAGTGGTCAGGTGACGCTGGATATTGAAGGCGAACATTTACCGGATGGCAAACCCGTAACACTGGAAGGATTAATCATCTAATGGCTTTTACGGTAATCGACCTCAGCCAGTTACCGCCGCCCAAAGTGGTGGAAGCGCTGGACTTTGAGCAGAGCCTCAGCGAGATACTGGCAGAGTTGAGCCGTCGTTATCCCGACTTTGATGCACCGGTGGAAAGCGAACCGGCTTACAAAATTCTCGAAGTCTGCGCCTACCGCGAAATGCTGTTACGGGCGAAGATCAACGACGAAGCACAGGCGGTGATGCTGCCTTATGCCACAGGTTCAGACCTCGACAACCTGGGCGCACTCTGGAATGTCCAGCGTCTGGTCATTGATGCCGGAGATCCGGACGCCATACCACCCCGCGAACCTGTCTACGAAAGTGACACCGACTTACGCTATAGAATCCAGCTTTCCATGGAAGGCCAAACCAACGCTGGAACAGAAGGCTCGTACATTTTTCAAAGCCTCACCGCCGACGGACAGGTAAAAGACGCCCAACCCAAACGGCAGGGCGACGCCAGCATTATCAACACCATCCTTTCGAGAGAAGGCGACGGCACACCCTCAGCCGAACTGCTGCAAACCGTCACCAACCATTTAAACCAGACCCACGTCAGGCAGTTAACCGATGAGCTGACGGTACAGGGTGCGACCATCACCACCTACCGTGTCCGGGCTGACCTCTACACCCAAAGTGGTTTAGGCGCAGAACAGGTAATGAATGCCGCCCGCGATGCGGTTCAACAGTTTGTAGAAACGCGACACCGACTCGGGGCTATTGTGCCAGTGTCGGGTATTTACGGCGCACTGCAACAGGCAGGCGTCAGTCGTGTTGTTCTGCACGAACCCGCAGCCGACATCACCCCGACCGATACCGAAGCCGCTTACTGTTCAGCCATTGAACTGACACAAAAGCAGGAGGCATTGAATGTCTGACCTGTTGCCACCTTCAGCCACACAACAAGAAAGAGCCTTAGCCAGCGTAACCGAACGCATCGAACAACTGCCGGTGATTTACCGCCAGCTCTGGAACCCTGATCAATGCCCTGTTGAGTTTTTACCCTATCTTGCGTGGGCGTTCTCAGTGGATGACTGGAACGACGACTGGCCGGAACACATCAAGCGCCAGTCATTAAAAGACGCACTCTATCAACACCGCATTAAAGGCAGTTTAAAAGCGGTTGAAAACGCCATTGCCCGATTCGGTACTACGGCCAACATTACCGAGTGGTGGCAGCAAACACCGAAGGGATTACCGCACACGTTCAGCGTGGATCTGTCGGCGCAGGATAATGAGCGACAGTTGCCGGTGTTGGAAATCGGTACAGGCCACGATGAATGGGTGTTCTGTTCTGAACCTATCCCCGTGCAGACCAGTCGGGTCTATCGCATACGTTTCAAGGTTCGGCAGACGGTTGACAGTCCCGGTACGGATAAAGTTTATGCAGGTGTTGCCACGCTGGATAAGGCGTTCAGGAATATAAGCGGTGGTGCAGGTACTTATCGTTATTGTGCGGTCAGTGGTCATGAATTGACCGTTGCAGGCTGGCAGGTGTTTGACGGCGAGATCACCGGCACTGGTGACGACCATCACGAATTTCGCCCCGGCACGGCCTACATACGCCCCATGTTTATCGTCAACTACCGGGACGGAACCGGCACCGCACAGGTCGCAGAACTGGAATGCTGGGACCTGTTTGAAAACAAGCAACTGATCCCCAACCCACGGTTTGAAAACGGCAAACAAGGCTGGAGCCGGAGCCACGCAGGCGAAACCGTCCCCGACAACGCCCCCGGCACCATCAAAACCGCAGCCTTTCGACCCGACGCCGACCTGCAGGACGACATCATCAACGCCATCAAACAGGCCAAGCCGTTACGCAGCGACTTCACTTTTAACGTCGGAACAGTTCACACCGCACCGTTTGATTTGCAGTCACAGCTATCAATCACCGTACTTCACAGAGGAACATGGGAATGAGCATGATGATTCACCAGAGCGGCATTGATGCGGCCATTAATGCTCAGGCTGACGGCTTTTCGGGCGCGACGCTCAGCTACGTTGACCTGTTTGATGGCAACAACAAAATAAAGCGGCTTGATCTGGTGGGCGTTCAGGTCATCGAACCCTCACGGGTTTATGTGGTGGCCCAGGACAGCACCACCGAAAGCTACGACGTAACAAAGATGGACTTCATCACCGATGGCGGTGTGCTGTTCGCCACGGTTCAGCACGATGACGGATCCGTCATCCAGAGCAAAGGATCGACCACGACCCTGATACTGGCAGAACAATTGAACCTCAGTGCCGCGCCGGGTTCCGTTGCGCCGTCCGGTGATGTGTCAATCTATGCACCACAGGCGACTGAATCATTATTGGGTACGGCAGAGATTGCGACACAAGACGAAGCCAACGGCACCACCGACGACACCCGGTTCATTACGCCCAAGAAGCTCTACAACCGCACCGCCACCACTTCCAGGCGTGGCGTGGTCGAACTGGCGACACAATCAGAAACCGATGCAGGCACATCAACCAGTCGGGTAATAACAGCGGCAACCTTGAAAAGCCGGTTGGCGTCGTTCACCCGAAACGCTACCGAAACTATCAAGGGGTTTGTGGAAATCGCCACTCAAACAGAGGCGAACGGTGGCACTGATGACACAAAAGTCATCACCCCTAAAAAGCTAAACAGCCGTACCGCTACAGAAAGTCGGCGCGGCGTGGCAGAAGTCGCGACACAAGCAGAAGCCAATGCGGGAACGGATGACAGTCGAATCATTACACCCAAAAAGCTATGGAGCATTTTAACGTCGAAGTTTGCCCGGATTGATGTTCGCCCCAAATTCAGCCAAGGCATTAACACTGGCGGTAAGCCCATTTTCTTCAGCGAGTCAGGCGACAGTAACATTGACCACATCTGGCATGATGATGCCGGTAATGTCTACCACTTTGTTTCTGACGGAGAGCTGAACCAAACAGGCAGCGCCAACATTAAAGTAGGCGGCATCCAGTTAAGCAGCGGCGCAAGAGTCACCGCCATTAGCGACTCGGCAACCAGTACATCAAAAACCACCCTTGCCACGTCCTACGCCGTGGATGTTGCGCGGGATGATGGAACACGGCAGGCAACAGAATCAACACGCGGACAGGCGGAGATTGCAACGCAGTCGGAGGTGGATGCGGGGACGACTCATACACGGATGGTGACGCCTAAGACGTTGGCGAGTCGGTTAAATTCGTTTGCGCGTAATGCTACAGAGAGCATAAAAGGGTTTGTGGAAATTGCCACACAGGCAGAAGTGAATGCAGGAACAAATGACAGTAACGCCGTCACTCCAAAGAAGTTGCGTGCCGGTTTTTCTTACAATTTTTCGAGTGATCATGGCTACATGGCGTTGCCGTCGTGGTTGGGTGGTTTTATTTTTCAATGGGGGATTTCTGTAACAGGTGCCGACGGGACATCAGTTGTCACATTCCCGGTTACGTTTCCTACCAGCACATTCATAACACTGATGAATTCATTTGAGGCGCGATTTGTGTCAACCGACACGTATACATCAATCGGAGAATATACTCAGACTTCTGCCAAATTCTATATTGCACGTAACAACAGCGGTGTGATCATTGGATTAAGATGGTTTGCGATAGGACATTAATATGGATACTTATTACAGTAAACAAACCGGTGGTTTTTATATAACGGCATTGCATGGAAGTACCATGCCGGATGATGTAGTTAAAATAACACATGAGGAACATCAGTCATTATTAGAAGGTCAAGCCACTGGAAAGCGGATAGAGGCATCTGAAACAGGGCGGCCTATCCTCTCTCAACAAAAAGTTGCTTCGGTAGCTGATCGTCGTCTATCTACCTGCACCGCCATCGACAACGCCGCCGGAGCCGCAAGAACCCGATTCGCCACCAACTCAGCATTCATAGAAACCGAATACCAACGCGCCTACGACACAGCAGTACAGTGGATCAATTCCGGCTACCAGGGCGAAGCCCCCAAGCCCGTCAAAAGTGACGCTGAAGCCTTCGGCAGAACCGAACAGGACGCCGCCCAAACCATCAAGGCGACAGGCGACTACTGGTTCAGCCAGCTGGACGAGATCCGCAACATCCGTTTAAAAGGCAAACAAGCGGTAGAAAACGCCCCGGACGATGCCGATTTTATGGCCATCGCCCAGCCGTTTGTTGAGCAGCTGGAGAGGCTGGAGCCTGACGAATAACAACAACTTCACACTTCCAACGATTAGCCCTTCACCCGAAGGGCTTTTTTGTAAACTCAGAAACTCCAAAGGAGAGAACCTATGGCCACGGACTTTTTACATGGCGTTGAGGTCGTGGAGATTGATGGCGGAACGCGGCCGATCCGCACCGTCAAAAGCTCCGTGATCGGGCTGATTGGTACAGCGCCCAATGCCGACCCGATTCAATTTCCGGTCAATACACCGGTACTGATTGCCGGTAACCGCACGGAAGCCGCCGCACTGGGCGACGGTGGCACACTGCCGTCTGCTATTGATGGTATCTTCGATCAGGTGGGTGCTGCTGTTGTGGTGGTGCGTGTCGAAGAAGGGTCAGACGATGCTGACACTTTGTCCAATGTGATTGGCGGTGTAGGTGCTGGCGGTGAGTACGAGGGCGTTCATGCCTTTCTGGGTGCCAAGAGTATTGTGGGTGTTCAGCCCCGTATTCTCTGTGCGCCAAACTTCAGCCATAAAGATGCTGGCGGTGCCGAGTTGGTCGTGGTGGCAGAACGTTTGCGAGCTGTAGCGATTATCGATGGACCCAACACCGACGACGCAGCCGCCAAAACGTACGCTGATAACTTCGGCTCCCATCGTGCTTATCTGGTGGATCCGTGGGTAAGGGTTTGGGACACCAGCCTGAACGCCGAAACCGTTGAGCCTGCGTCTGCCAGGGTGGCGGGTATGATTGCCCGTTCCGACAACGAGCGCGGCTTCTGGTGGTCACCGTCCAATACCGAAATGCGCGGTATTATCGGCACAGCCCGCCCGGTTGATTTCGCGTTGGGCGATGTGAACAGCCGGGCCAACCTGCTGAACGAAGAGAACGTCAGCACCATCATCCGTGAAAACGGCTTCCGGCTCTGGGGTAACCGCACTCTTGGTGCTGATCCCCAGTGGGCGTTCCTGTCTGTACGACGTACGGCGGACATTATTCAGGACAGCATCCAGCGGGCGCACCTGTGGGCAGTGGATCGCAATATCACCAAGACCTATGTGGAAAACGTCACCGATGGCGTCAATGCCTATCTGCGTGAACTGAAAGCATTGGGCGCTATTCAGGGCGGTAAATGCTGGGCAGATGCTGAACTGAATACCAAAGAATCGATTCAGGCGGGTAAGGTTTACTTCGACTTTGACTTCGGTCCTTTCAGCCCTGCAGAGCGCATTACCTTCCGCAGCCACCTGAACAATGATTACCTGGAGGAGATCGTCGCATGATCAAGGACATCCTGGTCAATATGAACCTGTACTTTGATGGCGAGGATTTCGTCGGTCAGGCGCAGGAACTGTCACCACCCAAAATCACTCCGAAGTTTCGGGAGTACATGGCAGGCGGTATGGGCGCACCGGTGGATATTCCCACCGGTGAAGTGGAAAAGATGGAGAGCGAGTTCACCCTCAACAGTTGCAGCCGTTCGGTATTGAAGCAGCTGAAAGTGGTACCGGGTGAAACTGTCCCTTTTGAATTCCGTGGGGCAACCGTCAGTCAGGACGGAAGTAAGGGGCAAGTCATTGTTACCCAGCGCGGTCTGATTAAGGAGACCGACTATGGTACTTGGAAGCCCGGCGACGACACCACCCTGAAAGTCGGTATGACCCTGCATTACTACCGGCTGACCATTGATCGTGAAGTGATTCATGAGATTGATCCGGTCAACCTGGTCTGCATTATCAATGGTGTGGATCAAACCGCCGAGTTGCGGGACGCGTTGGGTATTTAACAAACCCTGAAAACAAAAGCCCGGCTGCTGCAAACAGTCGGGCTTTTGATTCAAACCTTTCCAAGCCAAAGGAATGAACCATATGGAAGAGTATAAAACAAACGGGCAACTAAAGGTACAAGGCGATATGACTCCCCAAGGCGCAGACCGGGCTGGATTTATTGTCAGTTTGTCCACCTGGTTATTTGGTACAGCGGCTGTGATTGCAGCTATCTCTCTTTACTTTTAAACGAGACTATCAACATGAGCAAAAAAGAAGCCTTTAAACTGCAATACCCCATCGAAGTGGATGGCATTGAAACCGATACTCTGCATTTACGACGGATGACCGTTGCGGATCTGGAAGCGGTTGAGCATGAAAAAAACGAACTGAAACGGGGTACAGCTATTCTCGCCAGGCTGGCGAACATTCCACCGGCAGTAGTGAGCACCATGGACGTTGCTGACTTTGAGAAAATCTCAGAAAAGGCGGCGGGTTTTTTGGTTTAAAGCCGGATGAATTCCGGCCATTAATGGCTAACCTTGCGATCTTGTTTCACTGGTCACTGCCAGATATGAAGTCGATGCCACTGGAAGAACTGGTTGCCTTTCACAAGCTGGCACTGGAAAGGGCTCCAAAACACAATCGTTAATATCGGCTAATGTGTGTCGGCCCGCCTCGATCCTTACAGCCTTCGTCGTTCAGGCTGCCGTCTACCAGCAGTGTCAAACCAATACCGAATCCATAAACCAGAAAGCCCAACACAATAAACAGGAAGTCAACTTCCTTGAAGCCATAGAGAAGGAAATACGCCGCAACGACGGTGAACAAAAAACGAATGACAGTCAGCACTTTATTCATCGGGCATCCTTGTCTGATACGAGGTTTGAATACGAGCCTGAACACTAAGGGATTATTATAGCATGGCCGATACCAAGCTCTCCGTGATTATTCAGGCGGTGGATAAAGTCACGGCTCCAATTCGGAAAATTACCCGCAGTACCGACAAGTTCTCTGACAGTCTGGGCAAGCAGACAAAGGCCTTGTCACAACTGAAAGGTCATCAAAAAAACATTGATGCCCTGAAAGCACTCCAGAGCAAGCTAGGGTCTACAGCGTCGGAACTGGACAAGGCGCGACTGAGAACCTCGCAGCTGGCAAAAGAGCTACAAAAAACCAGCAAGCCGACCAAGAAACTTCAGCAAGAGTTTGAACGCTCCAAGAAGAAATGCCAGAAGTTGGCGACGCTGCACCAGACCTTACGCAATGAAACCCGGGAGATGCGCGGCGAGTTGCGCAGCGCAGGCATCGACACCCGACATCTGGGTCAGGCCAGCGAACAGGTCGCCGGTAAAATGGGTAAGCTCGGCGACCGAATGAAGGCCATTGAACAACGATCCAAAGCCCTGAGCAAAGCCGCCGAGAAATACGACCGTGGTCTGCAACGATCTGCCAACATGATGTTTGTGGGAGAGGCTACAAGGCGTGTCGGGCAAAGCTTTACCAACATTCTTAGAGCACCACTCCAGCAAGCCATTGATTTTGAGTCGGCGATGGCCGATGTGCGCAAGGTGGTGGACTTTGACACGCCGGAGCAATTTAAAGCCTTTGGTAATCAGCTCAAGGAAATGAGCAAAACCATTCCCATCACCAAGGAAGGCTTGGCAGAGATTGCCGCCGCCGGTGGTCAGCTGGGTGTGAATCGCAATGCTTTGCCTACCTTTGTTGAAACCGTGGCGAAAATGTCCACCGCTTTTGACATGCTGCCGGAAGAAGCAGGCGACGCCATGGCGAAGCTGGCTAACGTTTACCAGATCCCTATTTCTGAAATGGATAAGCTGGGTGATGTTATTAATCACCTGTCGGATAACACGGCAGCGAAAGCCCGCGATATTGTGCCTGCACTCCAGCGTATTGGTGGTACAGCAAAAACCTTTGGCTTGTCTGCCCGGGAAGCGGCTGCGTTAGCCGATGCCTTTATTGCCCTGGGCAAACCACCTGAAGTGGCCAGTACGGCTATCAATGCTCTGTTAATTAAACTCCAGACAGCAGAGCAGCAGGGCGCAAAGTTCCAGGACGGACTGGCAGAACTGGGCTATTCGGCCAGCGACTTGTCAATGGCCATTGGTGATGATGCTCAAGGAGCGCTGAGTGATTTTCTGGAAAGCGTGTCACAACTGGATAACCAGTCACGGGCAGGCGTACTGGCTAACTTGTTTGGTACCGAATACGCAGACGACATATCACTGCTAACCGGTAGCCTTGAGCAGTACCAAAAAGCCGTCCGGCTGACTAATGATGAAACACAGTTTGCCGGTAGTATGCAGCGGGAGTTTGATAACCGTTCCAACACTACTGGCAACAAGATCCAGCTGATGCAGCAACGCTGGCAAGCCCTGCAGGAGCGCATCGGACAAGCCCTGCTGCCGGTACTGGAACGATTGATGCCCAAGATTGAGAACATTATTGAAGGCATCAACAAATTTGTGGAAGAAAGCCCCGGCATGACCACAGGTATTGTCAGCCTGATCGGGGGCATTGGTACCATTGCCCTGATCACTGCCCCGGTGATTACCGCCATTGCTGCATTGACTGGTGCAGTAGCGATGCTCGGATTCACAGCGAAAAAAGCCAGTCTGCAAATGGGCGGGGCTGGTGTTGGAGGGATAGGCTCTGCTGGCGGCAAGGCAAGAAAAGGCGGGCGACTTGCCCGTGCCGGTAAAGCCATGGGTGGCAAACTGGGACTGGTCGGCGCAGGGATTGGAGCGTTAAGTGTTGGCTCTACTCTGATGAACAGCAACCTGAGTGCCGGAGAAAAAGCCGCCGATGTTAGCAACACGGCAGGCAGTATTGGCGGTGCTTTAGGTGGTGCGAAACTGGGTGCCGCTTTGGGAACAGTCATCGCCCCCGGTATCGGTACTGCTGTTGGTGGCGTACTCGGCTCCATCATTGGTGGCGTTGGCGGTAGTATGCTGGGCGATAAAATTGGCAGCCTGTTTACCGGCAATGATGGCGAGCCTGAAAAAGCCGTTGCCAGTAATCTACCCAAAACGGGAGCCGCCGCAGCCGTCACCGCTGCACTGGTGGCGACACCCGCTGTAGCTGCACCAGCACCGATTACCCAGCAGCAAATGACCACCGTCGAACGCATCCAGATTTACCAGCGTCCGGACGAAGACGCCGAAGCCCTGACCGAGCGTATTATGGAACGGATCGACGAGAAGAACGCCTATCAGGAACAGGGAGCCCAGCACGATGAGTGATGTACTAATGACTCTGGGTGAGTACCGTTTCAGCGTAAACACGGCAGCTTACAAAACCCTTCAGCGTTCCAGTCGTTACCAGTGGCAGGCACAACAGCGAGTCAACCGGAAACCCGCCCAACAGTTCACCGGACCCGATGCTGATACGGTGAATCTGGAAGGTGAAATACTGCCCCACTACAAAGGCGGCCTGAAGCAGATCGACGCCATGCGGGAACAGGCAGGCAAGGGCGAGCCTTTAATCATGACCGATGGTTTGGGTAACGTGTGGGGCAAGTGGTGTATCACCCGAATAGAAGAAACCCGGGGTGACTTGCTCGCCAATGGAGCGCCGCGGCATATCCGCTTTCGGCTGGAACTGGTGGAGTATGGGGAAGATCGTGACAATGCAACAGGAGCTTAACCATGAGCAACGCAAGGGCAAAAGCCGAAAGGTCCAAAGCCAAAGATGCCCGGCAGCAACCAGCGCCCGACAAGGCACTGAAGAAAAAAGGCAGGAAGAAAGCCAGACCCGTAACAGTAATGATCAAATACCAGGAGCAGTACAAAGAAAAAAGTCAGGAAATTTTTCAGGATGCTTTCTGGTGGAAAGAGCCTTTCAAACTGGGCTGTTATCGCACAGAGGGTGAAGCCCAAAAGGCGATTGAATTGAAGCGCAGGAAATGCCCGGGACTTTATTTATTTTCGCTTGATGGTATCCATTACAGCTAAGCAGGCACTATTCCATGAAATACCGAGTAACAGACATCAATATGCTGGATCATATCTGCCTAAAATATTATGGGCGCACCGACGTTGTCCCGCAGGTGCTGGCGGCCAATCCCAGACTAGCGCAGATGGGGGCTGTGTTGCCTGCTGGTGTTGTTATCAACCTGCCCAATATTGCTGCGCCGAAAGCTGAGAAAGAAGTGAGGTTATGGGACTGATGCAGCCAGAATTTACTCTTGAAGCCGACCGTCAGGATATTACCGACGCTATACGCGATCGACTTATATCCCTGAGTGTTACCGATGAATCCGGTATCCAGTCTGACACACTTGAAATCAAGCTCGATGACCGTGACCGATCCGTACGCTTACCCCGAACCGGCGCCGAACTGTTCCTGCATCTGGGCTACCGTAACGACAAACTCAGCCCGATGGGATTGTTCATTGTGGACGAGCTCAACACGGAAGGCCCACCTGACTCACTCACCATCCGGGCAAGGGCTGCTGATTTCAGGCAAAGCCTCAAATCCCAGAACACCCGCAGCTGGGAGAACGTCACCCTCGATGACTTAACCCGCACCATTGCCGGCAACCATCAACTTGAGCCGGTGATTGCTGAAACATTGAAAGACAAAACCATTGCCCACATCGACCAGACTGAAGAGTCGGATCTACATTTCCTAACACGACTGGCCAGACAGTACGACGCGGTCAGCACAATAAAAGAAGGACGATTACTGTTTGTTCCCAAAGGACAAGGCCGCACCGCCAGTGGTAAAGACCTGCCTGCCATTAGCCTGACACCCGAACAACTCACCCGTTACCGCTTCACCATGACCGACCGGGGCAAGTACACTGCCGTCATCGCCCACTGGCATAACAGCGCTACGGCTCAACGGGTACCCGTTAGAGTGGGAGAGCCGGACACCAAGCCCGTTTACACCTTGAGAGGCCAACACCCTGACGAAGAAGCGGCAAAAGTAGCCGCCCGCTCCAAGCTGGACAGCCTTCAGCGCGGTACCCAAACTGCAAGCCTGACCTTGCCGGGCAGTCCGTCATTGCGGGTGGAAGGGAAGCTGACCCTGACCGGGTTCCGTAACGGTATTGATGGTGACTGGGTGATTAATCAGGTAACCCATAAGTTGGGTAGAAGTGGGTTTGTGACGACGGTGCGGGCGGAGAGTGTGGAGGGGTGAGCCCCCTCAGGACAGGAAGCGGACAACTCCAAAAATAAAGGTGCATGTCGCCAAAACTGAGCCCACTGTCCACATGATCATAGTGCGCCCCATTTTCTCAATATTTGCATTAACACACCCCATCTCTCTTTGGAGATCCTCTCGAATACCGCCGGCTTCTCTTTGAAGGTCTGTACGGATACCTCCTATTTCCCGCTGGATATCTTCACAGGTGGCATAGTTGGATTTGATAACAGCAAGATCAGTTTTGATCCCCTGAACATCGTCCTCCAGATGCTTAACTCTCTTTTCCAGTCCGTCCATAGGTGGCTGGCCTCCCCCGAAATCCACTTCAATATTGTTCTATGGTGTCTATTAGTATCCCAACCAGGTATTATTCTCAATATCAACGACTACCCTATCTTTCAGTCCAACCCATACAGCCGCTTCTTACGCTCAATCACTTTAGAAAAATCTTTCCCACTGAATGAAGCGATTACCTCTTCAGCTTCCTTACTGATATTAAATACTACTGGCTGTCCGACTGTTTCTTCTGCCTTCAGATGTTCTTGATAAGCTTTGTCTGCCAGAAAACCTACCCGATCCAATAGCTTGAAAATCTTGTCCATGATTTGAGTTGGGTTCATTGTCAGGTTCCTTCCTTCTGTTCAAATTACAACCATAACGGATGAGGTTGTTGAATGAAATCTGTAATCTTAATAATTCACGCCGATAATCCTAGACAGGAAATAAGTCAAGCTGATAAGTTGAATTCGGAAGGATTATTATTGACGGTCGAAGAATTATAA